CAGACCGCCAGACAAGGGCGTGCCGTTGTCGTCGAAGAACTGTGCGCCAGCGCCTGCAAATAGGGAAATGTTGACGGTCATTTTCGTTCCTTAAACAATGCTTGTGATAATACCGTTTACGACAGTAACAGTCTTTAAATCAACAGTGGTAAATGTACCCGAAGCGCCTATGTTTTGGGTAGCCATAGTGCCAAGGCCAAGATTTGTGCGGGCGCCTGATGCAGTCGAAGCGCCTGTGCCACCACGAAGAATAGGCACTTCGCCTGACGTAATTTGATTTGCCGCAATGGCAATTGTCGTGTTAACCGAACTGGTCAGCTGCCCTTGCGCGTTGACTGCGTAGTTTGGCACGGTAGACGCTGTGCCGTAACTGCCCGCCACCACGCCAGTGTCAGCGACTTTGACCGCCACAGAGCCTGCGCCGTTGGTCACGCCGATGCCCGTGCCTGCCGTCAAAGTGTTAAGGGTGTACCCTGTGCCGTTACCGATTAGCAATTGCCCATTTGTAGGGGTAGTGCCAACGCCAGTACCGCCATTAACAGGGTCAATGATGCCGTTACCGCCACCAAGAATGGTGTACAGGTTGTTTAGAAAGCGAAACCATTCACGCGAAATCGTGCCCGTGCGCTCGTCCATGAACGGCACGCGAGGGGCAGGGATCTGGGTGGTGTTAAGCATTTGTTGGGCTTGCGTGTAATTCTGCGCCTACGATGGCAAGTTTAACTGGATCAGTGCCTGACACCTCATAAACCCTGTCGCGCAGTTTTAAGGTCATGCCAAGGCGGCGCCAGATGGTGCGGTGGCCATACTCGCCAATGCGCCCCATAGACGTCCAGTGTTCGCTTGACCATGTGTGGCCGCCGTCGTCTGACCAGCGAAGCATGGCCTGTGGCGGGGCAATTGGTATTTGGGTAATGCCAGACAGAATGTATGCGCCAGCTTCTGTAATCAGCTTATCGCCAGCTTCTGTGACTAAGTAGAAATACTCATCAGTTGTCAGGCCATTCAAACCCACGCCAGTCTCAGCGTCTAATTGCAGGCTATGGTGGGCGCTGCGGTTTAGGTTGTTTTGGCCAGTAGGCAAAGCACGCCATGAGCGTAGCCACTTTTGGGCTTGACCATTGTCTGAGTAAACATCCAAGTCAAGCGTGTAAATGTTGCCGTTTTCAAAATCACCCACAACGGTATTGCCACCAAAGTTGCATTGGCAGTTGGAACGGTGGCGTGTAAACTGGCCATTGACTAGCCCTGCGCGTTCATGCCAGGCTTGCGTGGCTGCGTCATAGACCCAAGTTGCATTGGCGCTTGGGAAAGTTAGGACGTAAAAGCCGTGGCCTTCTTGCTGGTATGTGTAAGCCACAGCATCAGAGATATTGCCGTATTGGGCAATTGCATACTCAACAGCGTGCGTTGATACGCGCTGGCCAGTGTAGCCGTTGGCCTTGTAGACAATGCCTTGGCCACGGGCGTCAGTGCCCAACCAAAACAGGCTGTTGTCTAGTTTGGCAATAGAAAAGGCGGCCACACAGCCAATTTCGTTAAACGCGCCTTGGATGCGTTGAAGCGGAAAATCTGTGCCGCCAACGTCATACCAGACTTCAACTGAGTCAGTCCCAAACAACCACGCCTCGCGGTGATCGACGTTGACCGCCACCAAGCCGTCTGGAGAGCCTTCAGCGCTGGCAACATTACAACTCTTAACGGCATCTTTGGCCAAACGTCAGCCGGCAACGGTATTGGCGTGGGCGGTGCAACGCCAGGCGGCCCAATGGGCTTGTCAACTTACGACGGCACAATGTTCTTGACCAACAACGGCACTGCGGGCACGCCCCGCGCCGTTGATTTCAATGGCGCAAACTTTCAACCTAGCGCAGATTCGGGCGCGGCAAATGCTTTGGTTTTAGGCGGTGCAGCACGTCGTTGGAACGGTTTCTACTTAAGCAACAATTTTGTTTGGAACGGCTACAGCATTGCCCAGCCAACTGGTAGCACAACGCTGTTCTTGCGTAACGATGGCACTTGGGCTGTGCCCCCGTCGTCGTCTGGTGGTGTGACTAGCTTTAACACCCGCACAGGCGCAGTTACGCTAACTAGCGGCGACGTTACAACTGCGTTAGGTACTACTGCCGTATCTAGGGCAAATAACCTGTTTGGCGGTACGCTGACAACCAGTAGCTACACGCTTAATTCATCAAATGCTTTGGTGGCCATGGCCAACAGTTCTGGCCAAGGTATTTTTGTCAACGGCAGCACAGCGTTTGCGCCTAGCGCTGACAACATTATGACTTGCGGATCGTCTGGTTTCCGCTGGACAACCGTTTACGCTACGACTGGCACAATCAACACGTCTGACGCAAACCAAAAGACTGAGATCGCTGACCTGACCGCCGCCGAATTGGCTGTGGCCAAACGCATCAAAGGCTTGTTCAAGACGTTCAAGTTCAAAGACGCCGTGGCGGCCAAGGGCGACGGCGCCCGAATCCACGTTGGCGTGGTAGCACAAGACGTGCAGGCGGCCTTTGCGGCTGAAGGTTTGGATGCTAACAAGTACGGCATTTTCTGCTCAGACGAAATAGACGGCGTAACAGTTCTTGGTGTACGCTACGAAGAATTGTTGGCCTTTGTGATTGCCGCCCTATGATCAACCACCATTTCAGCGCAGGCGTCTACGCCAAAGAAACGCTGATACCGGCAGGGCATGTGCTTGTCCAGCATAAGCACAAGTTTAGCCATTTGTCGATTTTGGCCAGTGGCTCAATTGAGTTGATGGTTGATGGTGAGCGCAAAATTATTCACGCGCCAGCTTGTTTGACTATTGAAGCCGACAAGCATCATGGCGTAAAATCACTCACAGACGTTGTGTGGTACTGCATTCATGCAACAGAATGCACTGATTTGGATGAAGTTGACGAAGTTTTAATTGTGCCAGGCGATATAGCCGAGGCTCAAGAACTGGCCCAGTGCCTACAGGAGAACTAATATGCCATGGATGGCCCTAGCAATTGGCGGTAGCGCCTTACTCGGTGCAAGCGCATCTAAGAGCGCAGCTGGCACACAAGCCGCATCTGCGGATCGCGCAACTGAACTTCAAGAACGCATGTTCAACAAGCAGCTTGAACTTCAGCAACCTTTTCAAGAAGCCGGTGTTAATGCGCTTAACAGAATGCAGTCTGGCGACGTTATGGGCATGATGGATCCATCCTATAAATTCCGACTTGGCGAAGGCATGAAAGCGCTTGAACGTAGCGCAGCCGCCCGTGGCGGTCTGATTAGCGGTGGTGCTTTAAAGGCCGCCCAACGCTATGGCCAAGAGTTTGCATCTAATGAGTTTGGCAACGCATATAACCGCCTTGCAAGCATGGCTGGACTTGGACAGACAGCCACAGGCGCGATGGGTGGCGCGGCAGGCCAGTTTGGTTCTAACGCAGGCAACTTAATGACTGGTGCAGGTGCTGCACGCGCTTCGGGTTATGTTGGTGGTGCTAATGCGCTGACAAGCGGTTTGGGTCAATATATGAACTACACGCAAAGCAAAGACCTAATGAACCGTTTGTTGCCTCAACAAGTAGCAGGCCCAACTAGCGCTGGATATAGCCCGCTGTATCAAAGTCAGATGCCTGGCGCAGGAGCATAATTATGGCCATTGATCCAAACATTGCTCTTGGTGTTCGCAGCGTTGAGTTCCAAAACCCTTTGGCTCAATATGGTCAGATCGCTGCCATTCAAAATGCTCAAAACCAGAACGCATTGGCGCAGTTCCAGCTTGGCAGTGCCCGTCGTCAAGAAGAA